TTCTTTCCCATCTCTCTCTAGGTCGAAATATCTGAGTACCCTTGAGAGGCCACAGGTGGCCGCATAGGCGGTTTTTAGCGGTTTTTTGGGTTTGTGGTCGGCTCGGTTGCTGTGCGTTCAACGTCGAGCAATCTGGTTTTTGGGAACTTGTGAGAATGGATCTATTGGGCCGATAAACGCATTTTGGGTTTAATTAATGGGCCGAGAATGGGTGTGTGTTTATGGTCGATTCGTTTGTTGATGAGGTGAATTCGGGTGATGAGCGCAGGGCTTTGGTGGCGTTGCGGGCTCATTTGGCTGAGACGTTGTTGATTGCTCCTCCGCAGGCGGTTGCTGCGTTGGGTGCCAGGTTGCAGATGGTGTTGGCGAAGCTTGCGTTGCTCGAGGGTTCGGGTGTGGAGGGTTCTACTGTTGACGATCTTGCAGCGGCCAGAGTTGCTAGGCGTTCAGGTGCCGCAGATTCTGCATCTGCCGGTAAGCGTTCACAGCCAAGACGCAGCGACCGAGGCGATAGAGCTGGCTGAGTCGGTTGGCATGTTGTTGGATGATTCGCAGCGGTACACGTTGCGGGTGGCGTTGTCTGAGCGTGATGATTTCACTTGGTCTGCGTTTGAGGTTTGTGATGTGCAGCCAAGGCAGAATGGCAAGGGCGAGACGATCCAAGCTAGGGAGCTTGCAGGGTTGTTCATCTTTGATGAGCAGTTGATCATCCACACGGCCCATGAGTTTCCTACCGCTAACGAGGCGTTCTTGCGGATGGTTAGTTTGATCGAGTCGAATAAGCAGTTGTCTGCGAAGATTGCTCGTATCAGGTTTGCGAATGGTGAGCAGGGTATCGAGTTGAAGTCTGGGGCTCGGTTGAAGTATCGGGCTCGAACTGGTGGCGCTGGTCGTGGGTTTGCTGGTGCGAGTTTGGTTGTTTATGACGAGGCGTATGCGTTGCAGGCTGAGCATGTTGCGGCTTCGTTGCCGGTGTTGTCTACGCATCCGAACCCGCAGGTTTGGTATGCGTCGTCTGCTGGTTTGAGTACTTCGTCTGCTTTGTGGAAGATCCGTCGGCGTGCCCTTGCGGGTGACGCTGGGCGGTTGGCCTATTTGGAGCACACTGCTGAGCGGGTCACACTTGATGACCAGGGGAACTGTACGAGTGAGCGGTTAGATGTGAATGATCGCAGCTTGGTGGCGTTGGCTAACCCTGCGTTCGGTACTCGTATTTCTGCTGATTACATTGATGCTGAGCAGAGTGCGATGGGTGATGAGAAGTTTGCTCGTGAGCGTTTGGGTGTGTGGGATTCTGAGCCGGATAGTTTGCGGTTTAAGGCTGCGAAGATTCCTGAGTTGGCGTGGGCTCGTACTTTGACGAACCGGCCACCGGTGTTGGGTGTGGGTGAGATCACGATCAGTTTTGATGTGTCTCGTGGTGGCGAGTATGCGAGTGTTGCTGTTGCTGCTGGTTCGATTAGCGCACCGTATGTTGAGGTTATTGAGCATCGTGAGGGTACGGGCTGGTTGGCTTCTCGGCTTGTTGAGCTGGTTGAACGTTGGGAGCCGACTGCTGTTGGTTGTAATGGTGCGGGCCCGACTGGCGCTGCTGTTGGTCCTGTGTTGGCTGCGTTTCGTGATGCTGGTATCAGCGCCGATTTGTTGCACCAGGTGAACACGGTTGATTACAAGCAGGCGTGCGGCGGGTTCTTTGCTGATGTGATTGAGGGGCGTTTGAGTCGGCCTGATAATCAGGGACCGTTGGATGTTGCTGCGGCTGATGCTGCGGAACGCCAGTTGGGTGATGCGTGGGCGTGGGATCTGCGTTCTTCGGTTGTGCCGATTTCACCGCTGGTTGCTGTGACGATTGCTCGAGCTTTGTTGCCTGTGGCGGCTGTCGTTAGCCCACAGGTGTTCGCATACTAGAAAGGGCGGTGCCAATGTTTAAAGATGCTCTTGCGACCGTTCTGGAGATTGCTGGGATTATGGCTGTTTGTGTTGCAGTGTTTTTGGTGTCACCGATCATGGCCCTTGGTGTTGCTGGCGTGTGTTTGTTCGTTGTGGGCTTTCTGATTGATGGTGCCTGATGGGTTTCTTTAAACGTGAGCAGCGTGCGATCACACCGGATTCGATTATTGCTGCGGTGAATCAGATGCGTATGCGGACTGGTGCGCCAATCGTTGATGCCAATTCGGCGATGCGGTTGGCTGCAGTGTGGGCTTGCGTGCGGTTGTTGGCGGGTGTGGGTTCGACGTTGCCGTTGGATCAGTACCGTGATGGTCCTGGCGGTCGTACACAACTGCCGGCTAGTTCGCTGTTTCGTGCGCCAGCACCAAACGTCAACATCACCACATGGCTTTACCAGCTGTGGTCGTCACTGCTACTCGATGGCAACGCCTACGGCTTGGTGACCGAAACAGGCGTAAACGGGTTCCCTGTCACAGTAGAGATCCTCGACCCGGCCACCGTCCAGTGGCGGCACGTTGACGGCGAGTGGACCACACAGATTAACGAGAAGCGGATCAACCGTTGGCCTAACGGACCGCTGTGGCACATGCCAATGTTTGTAATGCCAGGTATGCCGATGGGCATGAGCCCGATCAACAGTGCAAAACAAGCTATCGGTTCAGGCATCAGCGCTGAGCAGTTCGGTGCGCAGTTCTTCAACAGTGGTGGCAACCCTAACGCCATCATCTATTCGGACTCTGAGTTGACTCCTGAGCAGGCACAGGGCATCAAGGGTGCGTTCATCAATGCCACACAGGGCAACCGTGAACCCGCCATTATGGGCAGTGGGCTCAAGTATGAGCGTGTGCAGATCAGCCCTGACGAGTCACAATTTTTGGATTCGCAACGGTTTACGGTTGAGCAGATCGCACGCATCTACGGCATACCGCCTGAGCTTGTCGGTGCCGCCACATCTGGTAGCTCGGTTACTTATGCGAACCGTGAGCAGCGTGCAGCGGACTGGTTGAGCTTTGGCCTGATGCCATATTTGATCCCGATTGAAGATGCGCTTTCAACGCTGGTGCCAAGGGCGCAGCGTGTGAAGTTCAATGTTGACGGGCTGTTGCGCTCCGATCTCAGTACGAGATATGCGGCGCATGCTGTTGGTATCGGTTCTGGTTTCCTCACAGTTGACGAGGCCAGAGCGTATGAGGATCTTCCACCGCTCACTGCAGAGGATCAGCCTTTGCCTGTTGACCAGGTGATTGCCTGATGCCTTGGCATGTGGTGGAAAAAGATGCGGGCTGTTCTGTTTCTGAACCGTGGGGTGTTCGCAAAGATGATGACAATTCATTAGCAGGCTGCCATGGCAGCAGAGCAGAAGCAGTTGATCAGATCGCAGCACTGTATGCATCTGAAGCTGACAGGAGTATCCGCATGGAAGAAGAACCAATCCACCCACTTAGCCCACGCCAGAAGGCGCAGTACGAAAGTACTGAGTCGATTGTTGAGGTGTTCGGCCAGTACGATCAGACTGCTGGTGCTGATGGCTGTGGCTATCAGGCAGAGTCTGAGCAGGCCAGTGATGGCATTGCTTGTGCTAACTGCGTGTTCTTCATGGAAGGCATGTGCGAGGTTGTGAGCGGTGAGATCGCTGCGGCTGGTTTGTGCAAGCTGTGGGTGATCCCTGCAGGTTTGCTTGAGGGTGAACCTGAACCAGAGGTTGAGCCTGAACCTGTGGTTGAGGTTGAGGTTGAGCCTGAACCTGTGGTTGAGATTGATGGGTTTAAGCGTGGTGTGAAACCTGAGCGTGAGGTGCGCAAGCTTGAAAAGCTTGAGGTGCGTGCAACCCCTGATGGTGGTGCGATCCTCGAGGGTTACGCAACTGTTTACGATTACGCTTACAACATTGGTGATGTTGAGCGTGGCGGGTTCACTGAGATCATTGCCGCTGGTGCCGCAACGAAATCAGCTGCAGAAGCTGATGTGCGTTTGCTGATCAACCATGAGGGTATCCCGTTGGCACGCACCAAATCTGGGACGATGACGCTCACATCTGATGATATCGGTTTGAGGGTTATGGCCGAGCTCGACCCGTCCAACCCTGTGAGCGCTTCGTTGCGTTCTGCGATGGAACGTGGCGACATGGATCAGATGAGTTTTGCGTTTCGTGTTCTGCGTGACGAGTGGAACGATGATTACTCGATGCGCAAAATCTATGAGTTGAAACTGTTTGATGTTTCAATGGTGACGTACCCGGCGAACCCGGCCACGGTGGCAAAGGTTCGTAACGATACGCAAGTTTCCGAGCAGGCTTCAGGTCGTTCGGTTGAGATGGCGAAACGCCAGCTCGCAGCAATACCAGCACGCCGGTAACAAGCCGGAACGCATGCCGCCTCCTGGCACATGCAGTCCACTTGAAGCCACAAGCTGATCCCATTCCTAAACAGAAAGGTTCCACAGATGTTGGAGCAGATCCGTAGTTTGATTAGCGCAGCGCTTGATGAGCGTGATGCGTCGCAAGAAGCAGTTGAAGCGATCCTTGCTTTGGCTGAAACCGAAGGCCGTTCAGATATGACGGCTGAAGAAACAGAAAAGTTTGATGTTGCTCGTGCTGAGCTTCGTGAGATTGATGACAAGATCACCGCATTGCAGGCCAGAGAGTCTGACCTCGTGGATCTTGCTACCCGTTCCGACAAGGCCGCTGAGGTCAGAAAAGAAGTACTACCCATGAACGTCAAAGTTGTTTCAGAAGAGCAGACCTACCGTGCAGATTCCGAGCATGACTTTTTGAGCGATGCTATTGCTGCGAAGTTCGGCAACGACTCTGCTGCCGGTGATCGTCTTGCTCGTGCCCGTGAAGAAGCACTCTATGGTGGCAAGCTGAGCCTTCGTAGTACGAGTGGCAACTTCGGCGGTTTAGTCGTACCTCAGTACCTCACCGAGCAGTTCGCTGCAACGCTTGCATCCGGTCGGCCTTTCCTCGAAAATGTCACCAAAGTGGCGTTGCCGGAACAAGGAATGAATATGGTGATCCCTCGTGGAGCTACCTCCACAGGTGTTGCCGCACAGACCACTGAAGGTACCGGAGTAACCAACCAGACGTTCACCGAGTCCGACCTTACTGTTCCAGTGCGCACGTTCGCTGGCCAGCAGGTTGTATCCCGCCAGAGCATCGACCGTGGAACTGGCATCGGCCAGATCCTCCTGGCTGATCTCTATCAGCAGTACGCAACAAAGGTCAACGTGTCCGCCATCTCTGGTGACGGAACCGCTGGAGGCCACTTCGGAATCCTCAACACGACTTCGGTGCAGACCGCAGCGTGGACCGGCACCACAGGCGCAAGCCTCGTTGCTGCAATCCACAATGGGCTTGGCAAGATCAACACCTCACGCTACGCAGCAGCAGACCTCATCGTCATGCACCCTCGTCGTTGGGCTTGGCTGTGCGCCCAGTCTGACTCGTCGCTGCGTCCGTTGGTCGCCATCGAGGGTTACAACGCCTTCAACTCTTCTGGCGCTGGAATTGCCGCAGGGTACGGGCCAGTCGGCTCCATTGCTGGCGTGCCGGTCGTAACTGACGCAGGTGTCCCAATCGTTCTCGGTGCCAGCACCGATGAGGACCGGATCATCATCACCCGCAAGGCCGATGTGTTGTTCATGGAAGATGGATCAGCACCAATCGGGCTTACCCTCAACGAGGTTGCCGCAGCCAGCTTGAACGTCACCATGGTGACCTACGGCTACTCGG